CGTGAGAACCGCTGGTTTTGAACTGGTCCGGCGCGTGGTCAACAACACACCCGTGGCCACCGGGCTGCTGCGCGGAAACTGGCAGGCAACGGTTGACGCGCCTGCAACGGGCACGATTGAGCGCGAAGACAAATCAGGCCAAGCCACGATCCAAGCGGCCATGCCTGCCATTAAGCAAATGACCGGGCGCGTGTTTTGGCTGTCCAACAATTTGCCATACGCATACCGCATCGAGTACGAGGGCCATTCGAGCATCAAAGCCCCCGCCGGGATGGTGCGCGTATCCATCGCCGAACTGCAAGATAGTTTGGCCCTATCGCAAATCAAAGGCCGATAGTAAAATTAAATCCGCCCAATTCCGGGCAATCTTTTTGCAAAGAGGTTTTTCATGGCATTAATCACCCCAACCACGGCAAGCGCTGTGGGGGCCACGGTAGTCAATACGACCACCATGACCGCCGCTGACACGCTTACCTATGACAAGGCGCTGAATCAAATTTTGATTTTGCGCAACGGCACCGCTGGCCCGCTTACGGTCAACATCAAAGGCAACACGGCAACGTCTGCAAGCGTCAGCGGTATCGGCCCCGTGTCGCTGACTGGTGGATTTTCCACTGGTGCTATCGCGGCTGGTGCCACCGTGGCAATCCCGCTGAACACCATCGAGCGATGGCTTGAAGGCTCAGTCGTCAACCTCACGGGCGGCACTGGCATTTCTGCCCAACTCATCCAACCCGTTTAATTTTTTGAAAGCGATTCATCATGTCCAATGACGTTTTTTCCTCCGTTGGTACGGTTCTTGCCGTTTCCGCATCCCTCCCGACCACTGAAAACTTGACGGGCTTTGAAGCCCTGACATACACGGCAGTTGGCCTTGCCTCCGAAGTGCCCGAGTTCGGCGTGCAGCAAGCCATTGCAACATTCGTGCCATTGTCCACTGGCATCACGATCAAGCGCGGCGGCTCGATTGACAATGGCGAATTGACCGTGCCGCTGGCCTTGACCGGCTCAGACGCTGGTGAGGGCATTTTGCGCACCAAGGCCGAAGGCACGCCAACGAGCGACAAGCGCGTGAGCGTCCGTGTTGCTTTGGCAAACGGCGACTTTGCCTACTTCGTGGCCTTCGTCAACGCATTCCGCTACACCCCCGGCAATGCTGATGCAATCGCCCAAGCCTCTGTCGGTTTGGCCGTGACATCGACCGTTGTTTACGACGCAAACTGACCCCATTGATGCGCCTAGGGTAGCCCCCGAACGCCGACCTAACCCACCGGCTGGCGCATCACCTTTTCCGGGTTGTAACTTTGAGGGACAAAGCATGTCTATTTTTCAACTGAAAACCGTTGCCGCTGACGATGGTGTCGTTATGACCATTCGTCACCCCGAGTCCAGCCTGCCCATGGATGGCCAGACAATCACCCTGCTGGGCACTGATTCCCGGATCTACCGAGAGCACATCGCCAAGCGTGAGCGGGCCATGATTGAGCACGTCAATGCAACGCACAAAGCGCCGAAACTTGTTCATGAGCAAAATAAGCAACGTGCATTGGATGACCTGGTGCTGTTGACCATTGGCTGGACCCTTGACGGCATCGACGGCAATCCCGTCGAGTTCACCAAGGAAGCGGCCCGTGATCTGTACGCAGACGCTGGCATGGCATGGCTTCGTGAGCAAGTTGAGTCGTTCGTTCAGGATCGCTCAAATTTTTTGCAGAAGTAAGCGCGGCTCTGGATCTTTACGTCAGGCACGCAGCGTTTTTGCATGCGGTGCCTGAAAAGTCCAAGAAGTCACGCTTAGAGCAAAACCCGCAAAGCAGATTTCCGCCTCTTGATTGGGGCGGGCATTTGATTGGATGGCTTTTTGAGGCTGGCCCTGTGCTGTCAAGTGGCATGGGGCTGGCCCCATTGTGCGACCGTGACTTGGTGGCGTGGCAGGAAAACCAGGGCTTGCTTTTGACGGGCTGGGAGTGCAGCACCATGATTCGGCTATCGCGCATCTACGCCAACGGCATAAGCCAATACACGGATCCGAGAAGCATACCGCCATGGTCACCAGATGTCCGTGAGGAATCCGTCAAGGCGGCAACCGATGCAATGCAGGGCTGGCTAAAGAAAATGGCGTCCAGGTAGGCTACCGCTTTTTAACCGCACCCGATAAAATCAAGCCATGGACATCGCCACGCTCAAAATCGCAATAGACACCCGTGAGGCAATGTCCGCACGGCGTGATCTTGCAAGCGTGGAAAATCAAGCGGCAAAGACCGAGCAAGCGACCGTGAGGATGGCGAAGCAAAGCACCCAGGCGCTCGGCGATATGTCGGGCTTTATCGGGCGAGTTGCTGGCGCTTTGGCCGCTGCAAACTTAGCGCAGCAATTTATCAACGTGGCCGATTCGGTGACGGTGCTGAATAACCAATTGAAGCTGGCGATGGGCACCGCTCAGGCGGCTGGGCAAGCCTACAAAGACCTCTACATCATCGCCCAGCAATCGCGGGTTTCGTTCACCAATCTGGGCGGCACGTTTGCGCAAATCCGCAGGGCGACCGAGGATACGGGCCTGAGCTATGGCCGCTTGCTGACAGTGACCGAGGCCATTGGTAACGCCATGGCTGTATCCGGGGGTAGTGCGCAAGGCATGAATGCGGCGCTGATTCAGTTACAACAGGGCTTGGCATCTGGCACATTGCGCGGAGAAGAATTGAACAGCGTCATGGAGCAGACGCCGCGACTGGCCCAAGCCATTGCAGACGGTTTGGGCATCACCCGTGGACAGCTTCGCGCAATGGGCGCAGACGGAAAACTCACAAGCGATGCCGTCATTCGCGCACTGGAATCGCAAGCTGGCGTACTCAAGGGCGAGGTGGCCAATGCCACACTGACAGCCGGACAGGGTTACACCTTCATGGCAAACGGCGCGACAAAGCTAATCGGGAAATTGGACCAATTGACGGGCGCAAGTGCTGGCGTCGCTTCGGCCATGAGGTCGGTCGGTTCGGCCATGGATGGGCTGGGCGTTTTCATCGAAAACAACAAGGCGGGAATTTTGGCGATTACGGGCGCACTGGCTGGCGCGGCGGTAATCGCTGGCATCGCCAAAATGGCGGGCGCTATCGGGCTTGTGACTGCGGCGTTTACGGCGCTGACCGCCGTTATAGCGGCTAACCCCGTGGGACTTGTCTTGCTTGGCATAGGTGCAGTTGGTGGGGCTATTGCTGGAATGAATGCGTACAACAACGCCTTCGCAAAGACCCGCGAGGGCATGGTTGAGACAATCAAGCGATTGGAAGAAACCAACAAGTCAGTCGAGAAAAGCATTTATGGGCCACCAAAAGCGGCGGCGATGCAGCACGTAGAGGCGCGCCGGAAACAAATCGAAGGCTTGCGCAAAGAGATCGAAAAGCTGGATGCAGCGGCAATCAAGGCGGGCGGCGGGTCTGGCTCAATTGGCAGCGGCGACACCGCATTGATGCGAGAGCAGGGCAAGGCTTATGCGGCCATGGCCGGGGAGCGTCAGAAATTCATTGACGGCGCAATGACGGCCACTCAAAAAATGAATGCAGAGCTTGAAAAGGCTCGCAAGGCATTTGGCGGCATGGTCCCTCAAAACGTGGAAGAGGCCATCAGGGGAAAATATGCGGGGGCAATTGAAAAGGCCACAGACGAAACAAGAAAGCTGATCGATGCCGGTATTGAACTTCAAAAATCGCTCACTGCAAAAGATTCCGGGCTTTCGCCGGAATTTGCAAAGCAGTTGGAATCGCTTGATGCGGCATACAAGTCCGGGAAATTAAGCACTGACCAACTGCTGGAATCTCAGCGCCTATTGCTTGAGCAACAGCCATTTATGATTGACGCGGCAAAACGTGAGGCCGATGCTATCAAGGAAGCGGCAAAGGCCCAAGAGGCCATGACCAAGCTGCACGAAGACAGCCTGAAGCCTTTCCAGCAAAGCCTAGAAGCTCAAATCAGGCGCGTTGAGTCACTGCAACTGGAAGAGGCGGCGGTAAAAATGGCGCGTGAGTTGAATGTCTCACTCGCCCAAGCTGTGGAGATGGTCAACATCGCCAAACTGAAAGAGCAACAAATCGCGGCCATGGGCAACCCCGAAGCGGTGGCAGCTATTGAGCGCGAGATTGAAGAGCGGAAAAAGCTGATCGACCTGATCGGCAGCAAAGAGGCGCGCGAGGCTTCAACCAGGGCGGCGGAAAAATCGGCGGCTGACTGGAAGCGCACGGCGGAAAAGATTGAGGACGCATTGACTGATTCATTGATGCGCGGCTTTGAAAGAGGCAAGGACTTTGGGCAGAACCTCAAGGACACGCTGGAAAACATGTTTAAGACCATGGTTTTGCGCCCCATCATTCAGGCGACCATTGGCGGCATTGGCTTGGGTGGCGCTGGCGGCGCAAGTGCTGGAGGGCTGGGTGACTTGCTAGGCATTGGGAAGATGCTGGGAGGATCAAGCGGCAGCATGGGCAGCATAGGCGGCGTTCTTGGTGCCCTCGGGTCTGGTCTTGGGTCTGGTTTTGGTGCAATCGCTAGCTCCGGTCTTGGTGGATGGCTTGGCGCTGGGACATCGTTGTTGGGAACTGGATCCGCTGCTGGCGCGGCGGCAGGTCTTGGCATGTTGGCTGGCCCGCTTGCAGCCGCTGCACTGATTGGCAAACTGGGATTTGGCATGGGCAAACAACAAGTCACAGGCGAATCACTGCGCGGCTCTTTCAGCGAATCAGGGGCCGACACATCGTCAGTTCAAAGCTGGTCCCAAAAAGGCGGATGGTTTAGGCGCGGCAGAAGCGGCACAAACATCACGGCGGTAACTGGTGAGCTTGACGCTTACATGGATTCGACCATTGGAAAGATGTTTTCTGCTGCGCGTGAGGCGGCGCAAATTTTGCGAATGAACGCCGATGCGATCAATGGCTTTACTCAATCGATTGATCTGAATTTGAGCGGCCTGAACGAAGAACAGCGAAACAAGGCCATCAATGACGCATTGGGAGGCTTTGGTGATGCACTCGCTCAAAAGCTAGGCGCGGAATCGATGGACGCGCTGGTGAAGTTTGCCCAGCAAGTCCTGCAACAGCGCACCCAGCTTGAGAATCAGTTGTTGCAGCTTCAGGGCAACACCACCGAGCTACGCAGGCGTGAGCGCGACTCCCTGCACGAATCTAACCGGGCCATATACGATCAGATTAAAGCCTTGGAGGACTCCAATGCGGCGGCAAAGGTGGCCGAGCAAATCGCCAGAGAACAGCAGCAAGCAGCAGAGCAAATCCGAAGCGCATGGAAATCCATTGGGGATGGTTTGATGGACGAAGTAAACCGTATTCGAGGCATGGTTGCAATCGAATCCGGGTACAGCTTGGCCTACCTGCAAAGCGAGTTTGCCATCCTGACAGCCGCGACACGGGCTGGCGACCAAGTGGCTGGCGGCAAGCTATCCGGCGTGGCGAGTGCCATCAGCGAGGCGGCAGCTATGGAAGCGAGAAGCGCACTTGAACTTGCTGTGATGCGCTCGAATGTCGCCAACTCACTTGAGCGCACGAATCAGATTGTCACGGGCGCACCAGTAAGCGTAAACACGCCCATATTGACCTCAAACGCAGCCGAGGACACTAAGGCCATGCGCTCGCAAATCGAGGCCCTAAACGCCCGTATCAACGAACTGACCACAAACAGCAAGGCGGAGAATCAGGCGCAATTCAATGCCCTAAATCGCTTGGTGTCGATCATGGACAACGCAACGCAGGGCGGCTCAATGGCGGTGCGAACAATCAACGGCGAGACGGTCAAAACATCATGAAATTCATCAAGCGCATCCCCATTACGGCGGGAATGATAAGCAACGAACAGGCGCAACAAACGGACCTTTGGTACACCAACGAATCCGGGGCATTGGTTGCCGTTGCCCCCTGGGTATCCGGTCAAAACGTGGCGGCTGGCGATCGCAGATCACACGATCAAAAGGTGTGGCAAGCACTCAACACGCACGCAAGCACGGCAGAACCTGACTTATCACCGACACTGTGGGCGTTCGTGGCCCCGACAAACCGATGGGCGGCTTTTGATGATGCTGTTGGCAGCACCATGCAGGAAACGGGGTCAATATCGTTCTCCCTTACGCCGGGCAAGCGGTTTGATTCGTTTGGGTGCTTGGGAATGCAGGGGATTAGTTTGACCGTGGATGTTGAAGATCCGAATGCTAACTTGCTCACGAATTTTGTTAGCAGGACATTACCACCAGCGGAAGATTGGTTATCTGTCACTTACGGCAACGGTTTATTTGTTACTGTGTCAGCTACCTCAAACATAGCCGCTACATCGACCGATGGAATTAATTGGACAAGCAGGACATTACCATCATCGTATTTTTGGCGTTCAGTAACCTACGGCAATGGTTTATTTGTTGCTGTGGCAGCGGGCTCAAACGTGGCAGCGGGCTCAAACGTAGCAGCCACATCGATCGATGGAATTAATTGGATACAAAGGACATTACCAGTAGTGGAAGATTGGTTATCTGTCACTTACGGCAATGGTTTATTTGTTGCTGTGGCGCTTAACTCAAACGTAGCGGCTACATCAACCGATGGAATTAATTGGACAAGCAGAACATTGCCATCATCGCAAACTTGGTATTCTGTCACTTACGGCGGCGGGTTATTTGTGGCTGTGGCAGCGGACTCAAACGTAGCCGCTACATCAAGCAATGGAATTAATTGGACAAGCAGAACATTGCCATCATCGCAAACTTGGTATTCTGTCACTTACGGCGGCGGTTTATTTGTTGCTGTGGCATTTTTCTCAAACGTAGCCGCTACATCGACCGATGGAATTAATTGGACAAGCAGGACATTACCAGTAGTGGAAGATTGGTTCTCTGTCACTTACGGCAGCGGTTTATTTGTTGCTGTGGCAGCGGGCTCAAACGTAGCTGCCACATCAACCGATGGAATTAACTGGATACAAACAACATTACCATCAGCGAAAGGTTGGTCCTCTGTCACTTACGGCAACGGGTCATTTGTTGCTGTGGCATATAACTCAAACGTAGCCGCTGCCGCCACATACAGCGGTAGTATTTACACCGACACCATACCCTTGATTGATGACGAAGAGCCCGTTATTGATTTTTGGACGTATTGCTTTGCCGGATTCAAACAAAAAGAAAACATCCTTGTCACTGGCCTGAACAGCGCAAGCTATACCACCGCCCGAATCAAAATCACAATCAACGGCGCAACAACAAGCGACCCCGTGAAACTTGGGACGTTCAATTTCGGCATGGTGCAAGTATTGGGCATTACTGAGATGGGCATGAAAACGGGCATCACGAATTACTCGTCCTACAATGTTGACCAGTTCGGCGTGACTCGAATCATTCCCCAGACATTTGCAAAAAAAATCAATGCCAATGTGATGGTTGACCGTGCGAGCTACAACACGGTGTTTCAATCATTGGTGGACTACAAAGACACATCCGTGATTGTGTTCCCGAGCGATTCTGAGGACTACTCAAAAGCAATTACTTACGGCCATATCCGTGAATGGTCATTGTCGATTGACTACCCGACTTATACAATGCTGCCCATTGAAGTGCGCGGCCTAACCTGAGAGTAAAACCATGCCAGTACCAATTCCACCAACAACACCCGGCGCACCGCCAGGAGCGCCACAGCGAAGCGAGCCGTCCACGTTTTCGGCAAGAATGGATGCTTGGCTTCTTTGGTTCGCGTCATTCTGGACTTGGCTTTTCGATCTCGTTCCATGGATTCAGGCCCGTGCGAATGACACCGAATCATGGGCGAATCAGGCAAGCCAAAGCGCGACCACGGCTGGCTTGACGGCCAATGCTTCGATGTGGAATCCGTCCACCAACTATGCCCTCGGTCAAAACGCAATCAGCCCGACCAACTTCCAGACGTACCGTAGGCGGGTTGCCGGGGTAAGCGCCACTGACCCGGCGAGCGATGCAACGAATTGGGCGGCGGTGGCGGCGGTTCCTGATGCAAGCGTGACCACGGTAAAGCTGGCTAACGGCGGACGGGAGCTTGGCTTTCGCAACCGCATCATCAACGGTGACATGCGGATTGTCCAGCGAGCCATATCGGCCACCGTAACTGCCGGAACTGCTGTCCCTACAGCGTCAACGGGATACCCTGCTGTTGACCGCTTTTTTGTCTACAGCACAGGGGCTAACGTCACTGCTGCTCGGGTGGCTGGGTCTGGTAGCACTCAGCACAGGATGCAGATCACAGGCGCATCTGGTGTAACGGCTATTGGCGTAGGTCAACGTATTGAGCTACTGAACTCTTACGATTTGGCTGGCGGTAACGCCACACTGTCTGTTGAACTTGCAAACAGCTTGTTGACAACCGTAACATGGACAGCCTCATACGCTACAACAGCGGACACGTTCGGCACCATTGGCACACCCACCAAGACGCAGATTGCTACTGGCACGTTCACCGTCAACTCAACGGTGACAAACTACACCGCGCCAATTGCAATCCCCGCAGCAGCTACAACAGGCATTGAGATTTTGCTGACCGTGGGCGCTCAGACCAGCGGCACTTGGACAATTGGCAATATGCAGCTTGAAGCTGGCTCTGTCGCCACGCCGTTTGATCGCAGGGACATCGGGCGTGAGTTCATCATGTGTCAGCGGTATTACGAGACTGGTAGTATTTATCAGCTTTTTTCTGGGTATGTTGTTGCCGGTGAGGGTTACTACAACCCGGTGCGCTTTACCGTAAGAAAACGTACTACACCGAGCGTAACGCCCATATATGAGGCTGCCAGTAGGTTTGCCGCAGCAGCCCCTGCCGCTCAATCAATTTACGCAGACGGGTTTTGGGCGTTTGCCACTGCCACCTCTACTGGAACGGGTTACTTTCAATACTCATGGGCAGCATCAAACGAGCTTTAATCATGTACCAACTTCTTCCTGACACCCCAATGGGCGCAGCAAATACTATCAAGCGCATTGCTGACAACGCCTTCATCCCCATCGACCCAGCATACTCGGACTACGCTGAGTACCTGAAATGGCTGGCTGAGGGCAACGAGCCGCTGCCTGCTGATTCAGTCATCCCCCCAAAGGTTACCGAAGTCACCATGCGGCAAGCACGCCTTGCCTTGCTTGGTGCAGGCTTACTAGATGATGTGGATGCAGCCCTGAATGCAATCCCCAACGAAGCGCAGCGCAAAGCCGCGCTGATTGAGTGGGAGTTCTCCAACACTGTGCAGCGTGATATGTCTTTGGTGCAGCAACTCGCTCCAGCACTCGGACTGTCGGAGCAACAACTTGACAACCTGTTTGCGCAGGCTGCACAACTATGAAACTCTTAATCTCAGCCGGACACGGAGCAGACGACCCCGGTGCAGACCACAACGGCAACACCGAACGAGACTGACTTATGCAATACCTAGTCATCATCATCACTGCCCTTCATCTGTCCATGCCCCTAACGGCTATGGCTCAGACACCGCCAAAGACCCCTTTGAGCTATTCGCTGGCCGAATATGGTGTGGTGCTTGCCGCCGCCCTTTTGGGTGGCTTGGCGAATTGGTACGTCAAGGCCAAAAACGGGCCAGACGGTTACAGCCCTGCCGCTCTGATCGGCGAATTGTGCGTCTCTGCGTTCGCTGGTGTAATCGCGTTTTGGCTTTGCGAAGCCTTCGATGTGCCCCCCCTATTGACCGCTGCAGCCGTGGGCATGGCCGGGCACGCTGGGGCGCGCGGTTTGGACTGGCTCGAGCGAATCATGAAACGCAAAGTTGAATCGACCATAGGGGTAAAAAATGACCAAACTAATTGAGGCGGGCCGCAAATACTTAGGCCAACGCGAAGTGCCCGGCCCCGGCGTGAGTGCATGGATTCAAAAGCTGTGGGCAGACTTGCCCGGTGGCAAGTGGTTCTGGACGCATTACGGTGAGGATGATTCCAAACTGCCTTGGTGCGGTGCATTTATGGCCCGTGTGTGCAAAGACGTAGGGCTTGACCATCCAAAACAATACGCGAGCGCGGCATCATGGGGGGCATGGGGCGAAAAGGTAAGCGGGCCACACATGGGCGCTGTCGCTGTGCTGACCCGTGCGGGCGGTGGCCATGTGGGGATCGTCACGGGCGTAACCGCAAAGGGCGACATGGTGCGCCTGCTGGGGGGCAACCAAGGCGATGCAGTGAGTGAAGTGTGGTTCCCGGTCGGTCGCATTACGCACTATCGAAAACCCGCTGGGGCAACCCTCCCATTGGCCGAAGTTGCCACCGTCACCGCCATGAGCAGGTCCGAAGCATGAGCCCGTTCAAAATTTCCATGTGGCTTGCTGGGGGTGCGTTCGTAGCTTGGACACACTTCACGGCTTACCGCTTCGGTGGCGACGCGGTAAAAATGGAGGTCTTGGCTCATTCGCTGGAAAGCATCGAGCAAGCCCGCGCACAAACTCAGGAATGGGCCGACAAAGCCACCAAAGCACAAAACGAGTACCAACATGCAACACACAAAAATCAGCTTCTGGATCGTCGTATTCGCGGCCTTGTTGACGGGATGCGCAGCGCCCCAACATCCAGCGAGCTTGCCCAGCAACCCAGCGCCGCCCTCGGTGACTATGCCGCCGAAGTCGAACGAGATTTTGCAGAGTGTCGAGCAGCAGTTGCAGACTTGGGATCAACGGCAGCAAGCGCGTCGGCAGCGGCTTGGGCTTTGAATGACGCTTGGCCGGATTGATTCTTGACATCGATCCGAGCCTGATCATCGATTTCCTTTTGCGCCATCATCAAGCGTGAGCAAAGGCCCAGCGCCTTCGACGCCAGCGTGACTAGCTGCTTTTGCTGGCGCTCGATTTTTGCGGACGCATGAAGGCGGGTGGGTCTGTTTCGTTTCATTTCAATCACCTTTCTCTGTGATGCCGTGGGCGGCTTTTGCTTCCTCAATAACTTCCCAAGTCTGAGAACCCTTTTGGACATTCCATGCCCCGCTTGAAATCGCATGGTCAATGTTTGTGAACAATGCTTCAAGTTCGTCAGTCAGCGGCACAGGTGTTGGTGCGGGTGGGTCGGTGTATAAGTTACGAATGGGCCAAGAACCATCTGCCAAAGTGTCTTTGTAGTGTTTTTCGCTGATGAAATCATTCCAAACACCGTCACGGCCCTGATACTGACGCGCCACAGGCTCCTGCACAGATGCCGCCCTCTCATCAGCACGGACAAGGGCTTCAAAGCGTTTGAGCTTTTCAATGTCCCAATACATCAGCGTGTCTGCACCTGCCTCACGGGCCATCTCTAAAGTGGTTTTCATGGCATGGCCTTTCCAATTTCTGCTGCTGCACGGGTAATGGCTCGGCGGGTGGCTGCGTAGGGGTCTTTGCCGTATGGAATTGGCGACCCATTACGACCAGCACTCACTCGATCTGGCCCTTTTGATGTGACTGAATAATGCACAATCTGAAGCCCCAGCTTTACCGCCAGTCGTTGCGCATCGCCATCGTCTGTGAGGGGCGACCAAATTCCCGTGAAATCCGCCTCTTGCAAATACAGAGATGGCGAACCACCGCATAGCTCACCATATCCGTGACTCACATATCCCGCCGCCTTTGCAGCCAGTTCCAATAGCTCTCTGTCAGTCATTTCATCATCTCCAACATTGCTTGGCGGCAGTCGTTCCAGCCATGGATGTATTCAAGGCTTTCGCTCGTGTCGGTGTGGTGTATTGCATCGGGCACGGCTGGCTGTGCTGGTGGGGTGGCGTAAAACTCGTCAATGTTTGCCAGGGCATCAGACAGATCAAGACG